ATGGACCCGGCAGCATAAATAGCCTGCTTGGTTGCGTAAGCTGCCGATGATGCAGCATACAATGTTTGTTTTGTTGCAGCGGCAAAGGAACCAACCCGGTTTAAAACCTGTTTAGTTGCGAATGCGCTCGAACCGTTCTGGGTGATGGTTTGTTTCGTGGCGAATGCAGCAGAACCCGCTTGGTTGATAACTTGCTTGGTTGCATAGGTGACAGTTCCCGGCGTTCCTGTTGGCGGCTCCCCGGCTTCCTGTTGCCATGTTCCACCCGTTAACGTGGCGTGTCTGCTGTTGCCTGAAATGTCGTACAACTTTCCAGTTATTAGGTCTCCTTGCGTCATATCATAATGAGCAAGTAACTCGCTGCCGTTGTAGATTTTAAGGGAGTATAACTCCCCCGCCATAAAAGCGCCGCCGCCGTTCCAAAAGACGTTAGCCCCATTACTGCCGGATGATGGGGCGCTTAATACACCGCGCATAGCCTGTTTGGTATCTATTTTCACAAAAGCGGTGTTAGTTGTGCCTGAAACTCCGTCGATATAAACCGCAGAAAAAGCCACTGCAAATTGATCGCCGTTATTCGACCCGTTGCGGTTTATGGCATTCCCCATGAAGTTGATATATTGTTCGAATGCTACTGGACGCGGCTTCATTTCGAAAATAAACTCAGTCGCAACCATCGCAGGCGTGGAAATTCTATCATCTACGCCATCCATCGACAGGTAATGATTAGCGATAGATTCCGACCATGTACCGCCGACTAAGGTCGCATGAAATCCGTTTCCGCTTTGGTCTTGGACGTTGCCCAGTGTCATATCGTAATGAGCGACAAGTGTACTTCCGTTGAAGAATCGGACACTGTAAATGTCGCCTTCAACCCACCCTGTATTTGAAGAACCGCTAAAGATATTCACATCATCCGTACCCACGGCGGCAAATTGAACCTCTAGTGTGCTTCTCGACCCTTGCGGAATTACCGCCATGCCGTTTGTCTTGGTTGCACCATCAACCTTTAACCAACTAATACCCGCGCCCCAATTATCTGTGGCTCCCCCGGTGCGCTGTAAGTAACTATTCGCTATGCCGTTTCGTGCATCCAAGTAGATACGGGAATTGGCTGCGCGTGCCGTTATATCCATAACAACGCGGTCAAAAGTTATTGACGGCGTTTTAATATAGTCGCTCGTTCCGTTCATGGTCAAAAACTGCAAAGGCATGAACTCACTCCCTTACGTATGTTTCTGAAATTACGCAAGGCTGTACAATTGGCTCGTCGTGCGTGCATTCGTGCCAATCAATGAACTCCCCGAACTCATCAACAAACGGCTTTAAATCGTCGAATAGGGCGTTCTTTTCGTCCTGAGTGTTAACCCAAGCTTCAAAGGAAAATGTATCGCCTTGAGCCGTTATAAGACGCCAAAGTGAGTAATTATTTAACACCGCAACGACCGCCGAACCATCAGAAAGCAGCATATTGCCGCGGATTGAGTATTTCATATTAGGCCGGGTATTCGGTGTAGTTCACCGTCAGTTTGATGTCTGTTTTATTACTCACACTCTGACCACTTGGCGTTGTGCATTTGTACCAGAATGGCTTTCCTACACCATTATCTGTGACATTCGCCATAGAAAGAGCCGCACCCGCTGCACCAAACGTTCCAGCGCTTCCGCCGCTATCCGGGGCAAGTTGTACCCATGTGCTTTCATCCGTCGTCACAGCGTCCGTAGGGTCAATGTTAATGCTTTGGTATGTCTTGGTAGCATCGTCATTGAACAACCAAAGCTGTGTCGCTGCCGAAGCGCTGCCCGTTGTCGGGTGCGTTGTTGTTATTGGGTTTACATCTGTCACAACATCCGTTAGTCCTGCATTCTTGGAGATTTTAAGCGCCATAAGTAGACCCCCTCTTATGTTATATAGCTGTCTTATTCAGTGAAAACCAGTTCGCGCCCCAATTGAAAGATACCTCCATATTGGACCCAGCAATATTCGGACGAATCATCATGCCGCCAAGCAAAATTTTATTGGTGCTATCACTTCGAGTGAAGGCAATCCCCATCGTATTTTGCGATTGTTCCAACAAGGACCATTTATCTTGATGGGGTACGCCGTTAAAGGTTGCTGTCCCGTTGATCATAGAAGGGTTAACTTCAACGATGTTTAGGACGCTTCCTTGTCCGGCGACGTCAATAGACTTCGCGGCCTTCCACTCACCTGCAACGGCGTTATTTGTTAAGGTGATCCGGCTTTGGTTCGCGGTTGTCGCCTTAATGATGCCAAGCGGTTTTTCCGCCGCTGTAGCTACACCCGTGGAAAGGAAACTTGAATTGCGAATATCTAGCAGGCATTGCCCAAAGATACGGACTTGATGAATGTATTTAGATCCCTCGAAGTCGATTCCGTCAAAGTCCACATTTGCTACAGTCCCGGTAGTGCCAGTGATATAGTCCTTACCGAGCGTAACGACACCAACGTCATCATTATTGGCCCCTTGGTTGTCGCCGCCTGTAGCCTGCCCGAGTCTGAAATGAATCCCGCCAGCTCCCGGGGCAACCCATACAAAGCCGTCTTTCCCTCGACCCCAGCAATTGATAAAGGTTAAGTCGCTACCGCTCTGTGGTCCTGTCCGAATGTTATAAGGCAAGCCCACAAGGTTGGCCCGGCAATTGTAATACATAGATCCGTAGCAGTTATTCACAAGGTCGAACGCTATAGGCATTCTCTCGATTGTCACGTTTTTAACCTCGAATTGCCGCATACCATCCAGCTTTAAGGCTGCTGTTGTGCCTGTCACCCAGCTAGTAGAACCCTCGATAAAAACGTCTTGGATGTAACCAGAGGGGGCTATCCCGCTGCCTGAAGCGCCCGGACCAATTACGATAGCATCATATGTGTAGGCGTCCGGCTTAATCCGGGTGAGCTTACCACCTGCGCCCTTGATCATGACATTGTTACTGACCGCCGTTAGCGTGGTTGTGGTTCTGAATGTACCCGCCGGAAGCTCGAGCGGTAAGCCTCTTGCAATAGATCGGTCGATAGCCTTCTGTAGCGCTGCTGTATCGTCTGCAACGCCGTCACCTTTTACATTCCGAGGCTTAACCACTTGAGACATAAACTCGCTCAGGTAATCTCTCAGCTCAAGGGAAACCCCAATAAGATCATGAATAAAACTCACAGCGGTACACCTCCAAACTATCCATTTTTATTTATTTCTCTAGTGCTGCAATTTCTTCTCTCAAGCGGTCAATGCCCATAAGATGTGAGGATTTAATACCCAGCTCTTTAGCTTGAGCGCGAAGGGCTTTCAACTCTTCCTCGTCGTCCGGCTCCGGCTCACCCTCGATCAATTCACTTTCATATCCAAGGGCAATTAATTTCTCGATAACCGCTTTGTCTTCAGTCTCGAATACACCGTCAACGAATGCACATAGATTTTTGTTTTCTGTTGCATCCCATACCATGTGTGTATATTGTCTTACGCCGTGTCCCGGCTGGATCGCGAATTTCATCGTATAACCTCCAAAAAGGGGGCATAGCGCCCCCAATTATTTATTATGTGGAAATGATGCCAGCCGCGCGGAGTTTCGCCAACAATGCGTTATGGTCGGCGATAATTTGAGCCAAGGTTGCGCCGCCTGCTGTATCCGCTTGTGCGGGTTGCGCAAGGATCTTAGATAGTTCCGGCTGAATACCGACGTTATCCAACAATGGGTTAGCCATTTGTGTTCACTCCTTTTGTTAGGATAAGAGGGGCATTGCTGCCCCATTGACATTAGGAAGTAGCAAGGCCAGTGATTGTACCGTGAAGCGCGATGGAGCCATGATCCAATCCGAACTGTCCGAAGATTTGACCCTCTTCCGCCGCGCCAGTTTTGGACAACTCTTCATAGAAGAAATTACCCTTGCCCGGTACTGGTTGGAAAACAGGGCGGATTGCGGACATATCGAAGAATCCAAGGTTCGCCTGCGGGTTGTGACGGTTAAGAGCGATACCGATGTTCCCGAAGTCTGTCTCGATTTGCTTGATGTTCACACCGCCTACGTTACGATCTGTAGGAGCGTATGCGTAAAGGTTAGTAAGAGCTTGTTTTTGGAACGAGTTACACCAAATGACCATGTTCTGGAACAATGCGCCATTGTCGTACATGCCGCGCAAAATGTTCTGAATCATAGTTTTGGAAAGGGCCGCACCTGCTGCCGCGATTGTTGTCGCTGCTGCGTTGTACATACCGCGCGTTTTGTTGGCTACTGCCGCAGAGGTGGAGATTGCGTATACACCGTTCAAGCAAGTAAACTCGGCATCGCGAGCGATTTTCCCAAGTTGACGAGCAATTTGGAAATCCTTCTCGGATGGTACGTTGTTGCTTTGTCCCGCTGTGTTGATGCCGGACATCCGTGTACCGTTGGAAAGTTTCAGGTAGGAAATAGAAACCTTCTCATGGAATACTTGTGTCACGTTCTTGGACTGGTCGCGAACGTAGTTGATAGCCGTCGGAGCTGTCAGGGAAGCAGTCTCCGTGATAGCTGGTTGCGCTGCTGCCGGATAGCTGTATTGGGAGTCGATTGCAAATTCGAAGTTCTGTGTCTGCAAACCTCCGTTAGTTAATCCGCCGATCATTGTCAAAAACGGTGTTTGTTCCGCATCTACTGTGAAAAGCTCCCCAGAGTAGTTCGGTAGGTTCCATGTTGTGCCGCCGCCAGTTACGTTTGTAGGCATGGTTTAATCATCCTCTCAAATTGGTTTTATGTTCTTGATTGCAACGCATGGAGCTTATTGCGTATGGCAATTCGCGTTGCCGGGTCCGTGGCTTTCTTTAAATCCTCTTCAAGTTGTTGCAGTTCTGACAGTCCGCCAGTAGCCCCCGCAGGATTTACCCCGCCGGAAGATGTGCTGCCAACTGTTTTTATTTCCGGGTACTCTGCTTCTAGCTCTGCGACCGCTTCTTTTAGACCAGTAATAGCCCCGTTTTCGTCAATCGTGACTTTGGAGCGGTCCAGCAGCCTTTCCACGAGCTTTGCATTGTAACCCTCAAGCGTCTTGATCTCCGCGCTCAATAGGCGGGCATTAGCCTTTTCCATTGTTTCGGTTAGTGCTTTTGTGCTGTTCTTTTGAAAATCTTTGATTGCCTTTTCACTCAGTTCATCGTCTGGATTCAGTCCAAGCAATGTTCTAAGCTGTGTTTCATACCCCTTACCCACTAGGCGGTGATTCTTCGCCTCTTCGCGTAGGCTTTGTACATACTCCTCACTGAACACTTTGCCGCTAGGTGTCGGCGGTGCTGCTGGAGGTGTAGCAGGCGGGGTTGCGGGTGGCGTTGCAGGTGGGTTCGGATCTCCCGGCTCACCGAAATGTTGAAGGTTAAGTTTTAGTGCTAATGGTTTTTTGAACATCTGTTCATTCTCCCTTTGGCATCTGCCAGTGTTTTTAGGGTTTCACTTGTCTGGTGGGACTCCAACCCACACACGCGCGGTACCCGGATGGTTACGGCCTCGCTATCTTTTCAGCCCTATTGAAATATACAGACAAGGTTTAGCCCAATATAAAAGGCCGGGGGATTCTCACCCACGGCCCGACAAACGTTGTATTTTCCTGCATACTGATTCCTTCGTGCGGCCTATGGCCTTACCAATCTCACGGTGACTCATGTCCGTTGTTTGGTATAGGTGCGTAAGCTGCTTCAATTCTTCCTCTGTCCATTCCCGGCGCTTGACTCTTACGTGAGCAAGGGGAGCGGTAGAAACTCGCTCTTTTCTTGTGCACTTCGGGCAATGCGGGAAGTCCATCTCGACAATAAACTTGATCCGGCAGGCGTGACAATTGTACTTAGTAGAAATCATTTATTTATTTTCCTTGTGTACGTAATCCACTTCTCATTATTCGCAATTCTTTCCCAGACCCTATGCCATAGCTCCAACGTTGCGGTTTGCAAAGATATTTCTTTCCCGTTGATAGGCATCGAGAGTTCTTTCTTCACTTCCGCTTCGTACTCCTTAACCTTATCCTTTAACATCCGCGCTCTTTCGAATGGTTCAATCTGTTTAAAGTCCTCGCTCAATTGCGCTTCGTATGTGTGATTCTTCGTTACTGCCCGAATTGCCGCCATATTATTCTGGGCCATGACATAAATATCCGTGTCACTGAAGGAAGTCCCGCGCGGGTGGTTGTGTGTTAGGATATTGTCCTTTAACACTCCTTTATTGAGTGCGCCTGATATGTCAACTGTAGCCATTTCGCCACTTTGCCGCCAAACTTCTTGACCTGAAGTGTTGTAAACAATACCAACCTCTTTTTTCAATGGTCGCAACTTGTCTTCTTCCGCTCTCATTTCTGCAAACTTTTTACCGTTTGTATCAAATGATTCGGCTTTATCTTCAGGCTTGAGCGCATCCCTATAGTCAGTCTGTAACTCGTTCCAGCGCTCACTATTGGCTGATTTCATGCGCCTAAAGCCGCCTAAAGTTTTGGGGGCTTCTTCTCCGAGGACAAGTTTATAGCGTTGGAACTGCATACGATCCGCGCGAAGCTTTCTTTGTTCAGATTGACGGTTATTGTACGCTTCGACGGCTTTTTTCGAACGGTCATCGACATTGAAAGGACGATTAGAAAACCGCCTGTCACCGTCAGGATCGTCAGCCAAACTAACAATGTAAGGGGCAAGAACGTGCCTACAATTAGGATGAATAACTGCGTGCCCGCTATGAAAGACAATAGACAAAGTTGGATAATTAGGGTTCTTTCCGTCAATTGAGTACACCCTTCCCTCATAAACTGAGCAAACAGGACACGGGCTATTGTGCTTGGACATCTTCACAAGGTCATAGCCCTCATACTGCAATTGGTTCATAGTCGCGGTGTTGGTAGCTTCTCGGGTTGTTGTGCGGGCCACTGTAGCCGCATAAGCATCAAGCGAAATCATTCGCCCTCGCCTATCTTTAACACCGTTTAGTCCCTCTTGGACTAGACGCTGCTTGACTAACTTTGCCGCCTCTTTAACCGTTGCGCCCGTTGCTTGCTTTTGTGCGATGGCCTCAAGCCCCGCTTGCCTTACAACGTCCTCAACCTGCCGACCTACAAATGAGATACCGCTAAGCAGCATAGATTGCGTATTAGCCGTTAGGATCTCCACAGAGGCCGTGTGTAGCCTCGCAAATGCTTCAATCCCCCTAACACTCACACCCATAGCCGCAAGCGCCTGAGCAGTTTCCTGAGCGCCTAGTGAATAGGATTCATTGATTGCATCTTGGACCCAGCGGTCCGAATATACTCTAAGCTGCCGCAAAATGGTATTGACCTGCTTTAGTAAAGTCTCTTGATACCAAGTCACGTTTCCGCGAGCTTCTTTCAAGGCAATGAGCTGGACAAGGCGCTGTTGTGCTTCTTGGTAGACCTTGATTAAGCGTTCTTCATTGGTCATTTTTAAACACCCTATCCCCAACGAAATACCAAACGCCGTTCTTGCCTTGCGTTGCAATCACTTCGCCACAATCGCAGCATGTTATTTCATTCGCGCGTTCCATCATTGGAGGGTCCACCATTTGAAATGAGCCACAACATGGAACCGTGAAAAATTTGTTTAATAGCTGCATTTCAACCCCTCCTTATGGACTCAACAACCTTTCAAGGCGCTGGATCTCCTTTTGCTGGTACTGGATGCAGTCTATAAGCTCCTCGATGACCATCAAGCGCCAATCATATTTTTCATCAGGGCATTGGTCCAAAGTATGACCGTACTTTTCAAGGCCCTTGTCTGTCTGCTTGTTTAGCATTTCAATAATGCGGCCTTTAACGGTATCTCTTCGGTATGTGGTAAAACCGATGTTCTCAGCTATTTTGGACAGTTCGCTAAGTGGAATGACCTGTTCTACCTTATCCCCATTTTTAATTGCAACTAGAGGCGCGCTTTCACAACAACAATAGTCCTCGTCATTCTCGCAACCATTACAGGTTGTTGACATTACTCTTCACCCGCCTTTGGCTTTGCCGCTGGTTTATTAGGATCATTGAACGGCGTATCCATTCCCTTTAACGGGTCCGCTGCTGCATCATCTTCCCGAATCGCCTCAAGTTCTTTCTCCGCGTCTTCCTCACTCAGCCCATCGAATACCATTAGGGCGCGTTTCATGCTCATTGTGGCCTTATTACCTGTCCGGCTTGCCATAATGTCGGCCTCTTCCTTTGGATCGTTAGGAAGGCCATCGAGGAACGTCACAGAAACCGACGTTTTAGAAAGGTCTACAACATCGTCACCGCCAAGCTTGGAGCAAAGGATAATAGCCTTTTCTAGTGCAGGCTTAAGGCGCATGGATACGCGCTTGACCTTAGCCAAAGGGCTGACCATCTTAAAGCGTAATGCAGTCCCAGACAACGCGCCGCCATCCTCGTTCTTATCTCCAAGAAGCTGTGAACCCATTTCACTGATTGCGTGCAGCATATTGATAAGCTGCTCAATCATATTAAAGTTAGCGTCGAGATGACCGTCCCAAGTTATGTATTTAGCCTCTGCGTCGTTCTTGTCATCGCGTGGGATGTACCCGCCTAGCTTTAACACCCACTTGCCCGCCTCATTGCGTTCTAGGGCTGACATGGGGCCTGTAACCGTTGGGTCTGCATGTTTGTCCAAGATACGGGCAATCTGTCCCAGCCTTACAAGTAGCTCGCTCATGATCGAATCAATATCGGTATAGTCATCCATGCCATGAATGCGGTCCGATGTGACTACGTTGGATAGCTGAATTACTGCGAAATCATCCAACCCGGTACGCTCGCGGGTGTTGCTGATCATTGAATAAATAAAGTATGATTGCGTGCCTAGCGCTCGATGGACCTTATATTGCCGCTTTTCAACGTATCCCTTTTCATGAATGTGTGCGTGTAGCACATAATCCGGCTCATCCTCTGTACCCATGTTCACGGCCCATGCCAGTACATGATATAGAATGCGCTTGATGTTCGTCGGATCTACAACCGGGAACCATACAGGCGGTTGGGAAACGTCGATTTGACCTTTGTTGCCCTCTTTGCTGATCGTAACCAAGCCGTCACCATACCGGGATAGGTCAATGATTGCTTGATAGAACGTGTTGAACAGGTCAGTATTCTTCTTGATGGTGTCAACCGTCTTTTGCTCTTTGCTGTCGTCTTCGCCCGCTACAATCTTAGGTTCTTCACTTAGCAGTAGATCCGCAAGCTTGAGCGTAATGAGCTTTTGATAGTTAGCTATGACTGGATAACTGACCACCTCATCAAAGTTGCCTACAACCCGCTCAATGCGTTTAAAGGCCTCCGCGTATACTTGCGCGTGTTCATTCTCGAATAGCCCGTGATTGTGGCGGTACATATCCAATCTTGCGGTTTCACTCTTTGGTGGGAACTGCTGCCCCGGTTCTAAGAATTTAAGACTCGTTAACACGTTTCAGCCCCCTTATCTACCTGTCCACATGTCCGTAATGTAACGCCCGAGAAACGCCATAGGAATATAACAATAACCCTTTTCGCCCCAATCAGCGCCCCATGAATTGCGTGCAATGATGTACTCATATCCATCGTCAAGCGTTGTGTACCCCATAGCCAGCAGCGCATGGCCTCCAAGGGAGTATTCCTTTTCCTTATCCGGCATTGGTATAACGCCTGTTGCTGCCGTCCATACGCTGTCAAAGCTCTCGTAAATCTCCACGCCAAGCATGACCGGGAACCCGTCAGCTAGTGATTGTTTAAGCTGCATAGGCTGCATAATGCGCCAATATGAAGCCATGTAAGAGGTTAACTTGTGATGTGCTGCTGTGTCGTATGCTTCTTGTGATGGTGCGAATTTATAATTCTCCTCGATGTATGGGAATGTCGATTCTCCGGCACATCCGACCTTTGACATGGCTTTCATGGTGTCGCGAATGGTAGCGCCTGAGTCATAATCAATTGTGCCCTGAATCTTGCGCGTTTCATAGTAGTTGAACAGGCGCGAGTAATGGAAGAATGCATTAATAGCGCTGTACTTCTTGTCTAAGAAGCTCATTAGTGCGCAGGCGGCGTTTGAAGCGCAGGACCCTAGATAGCCTTGGTCAAATATGAACTCAGCGTCACGGGGCCTTAAATCAATCTCAGGCGGGTATGCCGTTTCTAAGGTTGTGAATAGGAAATCCCGTTTGTCCGGCTTGTCCGGCTGCAATAAATACTTTCTCACACTGTCACCCCCTAGATTCTGATATCCAAAGCACCTACAAAGATGCTCTTTTTATTGATCATTTCATAAATCCCGGTCAATGCGTCAGGGGCGTCATCGTTCTTGTTCTTGCCCTCTTTTTGGTACTTCGTGATAGCCTCGTAGAAGTCCGGGAAACGATCACGCCAATTGATTGGGAAGTACACATTATTCATAACGCTTGCGGCGTTTACCTGTATTCTCGACCGCTTATTCTGCGTTTGGTGGAACCACTTAATGACTGTATGCCTGTTCTGGTATGTATCCCACCCGATACGATCCACAGCACGAGCAAAGCCGCGGCCCCCGTTGTTAGACTCAATAAGGGAATAGCCAACTTCATTATCGAGCATCATCTTAGCGGTTGCTCCCTCGGTTATCTCCATACCGTCTTTGGTGTAGTAGATGTCCAGAACGTAAACCTGCCCATCAAAAACACCGCCAACAATGGAGCATAGGTAATCCTCGCCCTCGTCCGCGGTGTCTGTGTAGGCTATGATCCGATCAAACAATAAGCGCCCCTGTTCATCTTGGGGCAGTTTCGTGTAAGTCTTGATGTATTTATATAGCCGCCCTTGTTCATCAATCGGCTGTTGGTGATAGTTCGCCGCGTGAATGCTGGGTAGTACGTTTTTCTTTAGTGAAAGGTATTGCTTTTCACTCAGCAATTCCGGGCAAAGCATTTCGCCATTCTCATAGCGCGCCTGAAGCTTGAATACAAACCACTCATGCGCCTCTGGCCCGGGGTTCTTCTCATCCCCCAAGATTCTGCCGCAGATGTCACCCGATGCCCAACGCGTCATATTGACGATCTGAATCGCGTTCTTGCCTACACCTTCCTCAGTCTCTAACCGGGAAAGGAATGTACCAGAATACCACGTCCATACCTTCTCTAAATGATCCTCGTTCAACGCCTCTTCAGCGCCCTTAATGGGGTCATCTACAATCAATATGTTAGCGCCTTTACCTGTGATAGATCCACCGACGCCAGCGCCCTTGTAATTAAAGAATTGGCCTTCTAGCGCCCATTGTTTATACGAGGCATTGCCGTCCTGAACCACAGTGTTAGGAAATACATCGTTGTATATGGTTTCATACGGGTATGTCTTAGTTGCCATGATGCCGTCACGTGTGTATCGACTGAAGTCCTGCGCGGTTGTATCGTTGTAGGAGCAAGTCATTATCCTATTTTCAACGTTATCACCCAACGCCCATTTGCAGAAGTTAACAAGTGTCCGACTCTTACCGATCCGGGGCGGCTCATTCATGATCATACGCTCATAGATGTGTCCATCTACAAGCCTGATGGTCATTTCCTTAAAGTCATCTGTCTTGATGAACCACTTAGGGCATATACGTTTACACGCAGCAATAAACCATGCTTTGGTTAGCCTGCGCTGGTATAGGGCCTGCAAAACCTCAGACATGAGACGCAAATGCCACCTTGTTTCTTTATAGAACTTGGGGCTTTCCAGCTTGTTGTATATCCAAAAGTCTTTACGGGCTGCGCGTATGGCCTTTTGACGCTGGATCATGAATTTGTTATAACGAATTTCCTTCTCTGTCATTGCCAAGGTTATTCACCTCTTTAAAGATACACGCGTGATTCCAGCATTTTTATGCGCTCTTCCTGAGCTTGGCAAATAACTTTAAGCTCATGAATCTGCTCGTTAGTGATCGCATTTATCTTGAGTAGATTTTTTATGATTAGTTCTATTGTATCGTTGTCCATACTAACGCCTCAATTCAATCGTAATTGTTCTACGTCCGCTGTGTACAAAATCAGCCCATCCTCTCGTGCTGCCGACCGGGACCGCTTCTGATTCAAAATCGACGCTGTATTCATAAGCGTTGTACATGGCATCTCTAATTTGCTCCATAAGCTCATCAATGCGCTTATACTTCGGCAGCATGTGCAAGGCCTGCTCAACTTGTGTTCGTGCAAATTCATCCATATTTCCCGTTTTGATGATCTCTTGCAAATGATTCTCCAACGCTGCAAAATCATAATCTTTACTCAATGGATCTCACCATCACTTTCCATATCATTAAATTCATCACCCGGCAAAATGTCCTCTAACATTGCCTCTTCCTTCTCAAGCTCTTCATCCGTCATATTCTCATAATCCTTGCGTTGTGTGACGGTCGATTGCTGAAAAATATGTTGCTTATCTCTCCACCGTTTAGGCTGTCTGTTTTTCAACCAAGTGAAAGCAGCCCATTTATCAACCTTCGCCATATCATAAAACGCATTTTCAATCGTCATATCTGCAATCTCGCCACTTATAATAAGGGCTTCCTTAAATTCCGGAAAACGGTTTTTATACTCACTTAAAGCAGATACAGAAACGTTCAACTTTTGGCTAAGTATTTCCAGTGTCGCACCGTTTCGCATCATCGCTTTGATAGCGTCCATGCGAGGCAAAACATGTGTAAAATACTTGGATTTGCGTCCTTTTTCTCCCCCTTCCTGCTTCTTGCTCATAAAATCTCCACCTTTCACCAATCTTTATTGTCACGCTCTCTATAATACCTGTCGCGCCATTTTTCGCTTTCCATTTTCC